CTACAGCATACAAAGACGATGGATCAGTAGCCTTGCAATGGGTTATCCAAGAGCCACATAAACGCGATATGCGGGCGAAAATAGAAGCCCTACTGGATGGCTTAACCGATGATCTAAAAGGGCTTAAAAAGCCACAGAAGCCTCCCAAAGAGGTAGATAGTGATTATTGCGCCATGTATCTTATAGGCGACCACCATTTTGGTATGCTTGCTGACTCAGATACGAAGCTCGATGACGATGATTGGGATGTAAAAATAGCATCAAAGATTCTAGCTAGTTCAGTAGATAGATTAGCGCAAAGGGTAGGCAATGCACACACTGGAGTTTTGGTCAATGTCGGGGATTTTTTCCATGCAAATAGTGGTGATAATAAAACCACAGCAGGAACGCCAGTAGACGTTGATACACGAATCGGAAAGACCTTTAAACTAGCAGGGCGGTTGTTCCAGATACTTATAGATAAGATGCTAGAAACACATCAGGAAGTGGTCGTAATTAATGTTCGCGGCAACCATGATTCTGATATGGCTTGCCACTTATCGAGTTGCTTAGAATTACTGTACGACAGAGAGCCTAGAGTTGATGTGCTTAAAAACTACTCTAAGTTTCTGCACTGGGAATGGGAGAACAATTTATTTGTCTACCATCATGGTGATAGAGTAAAGCATGAGCAGATTCTACAGGCAGTGATAACCAACCTAGATGAAGAATGGTCGCGCTGTAAGCACAGATATTGCCACATGGGTCACATACACCATCAAATGAGCAAGGAAATAGGAACCATGCTTTTTGAGCATTTTTCGAGCATGACTAGTACCGATCAATGGCACAGTGATTCAGGCTATGGAGCAAATAGATCAATGACAGCTATTGTTTATCATAAAGATTATGGCGAAGATTCCAGAGTAAAAATTAACGTGGATGCGGTTAAATGAGCAAAATAATAAACTTTCCAGATGGTGGCGATGATGATAATTCAGGAGATATTACAGTTAATAAAGAGTATTGTTCTACTTGTGGGGGCGGCCTTGAGTTGTGGACTTCTACTGATTTTGTGGCTTATGGTGTTTGCTCTCGTTGCGATCTGGGAGTTGGTACACAGCCCATTATTCTTGTATCGGGTACTGAGCATTAAATGGCAAAGCGCAAAAAAGCAACAGTAGCCCAAGAGGTAGAGAAAGCCGCCAAGCTATTACAGCGTTACGTAAGGCTAAAAGCATCTGATGATAATGGATACTGCACCTGCGTTACCTGCGGCAAGGTAGATCATTACAAGGCGATGCAAGGCGGCCACTTCATTCCCAGAGGAAGAACTATTTTAAAGCTATACGAAGGCAATATTTGGCCGCAATGCCCCCATTGCAACTGCTGGGGCATGAAACAGGCTCATTATGTGTTGCGTTATAGAGAATGGATGGTCGATTACTATGGAGAGCGCAGGGTAAAAGCTATGGAAAAACTAGCATGGCGAACCGCACCTAAGTTTGACAGGCAAGAAGTCATAGAATTTCAAAAGGAATTAAAGGAAAAAATCAGGGATGAGGAGTACAGGATTGGAGAATATTAAAAAAATACTAAAAATGTATAAAAAGTGTTTGACAATGTATAATGTTTCCTTTACTCTACACACATATTAATCAAAGAGAGAGAGAAACAACATGGCAATTACAAGAAAAGTATCAAGTGGCTACATAATGCAACACAATTCGGGTAGTGCTTGGATTTATAAAAGCGGTAGCAACTGGGTTGTTTGTGAAGAGTGCACTGGCGAGTTATTTGCTACAGTAAAAACAAAGAAAAAAGCAATCAACTGGGTAATTGACATCTTTGGCATTAGCGAAAGAATCTAATCTTATAGCTCCCGAAAGGGGGCAACTAATCAAACTGGAGAGAACAATGAACGACTTATATCAAAAAACTTATATGGATTTAAACGAAATCAAAAAGGTCAAAAGGGATTACAAGCCTATGTTGGCGGCAGTAGCTTTATTCGCTATGTATGTATTTGTATCAACTATGGATTATCAAGACTGCTTGCGAGGTGCTATGTCATGCTAAACACATTATTTGATGACTTTATTTGGGAGCATATTGACGTTATCCACTACAAAGAAGATTCGCGTTTAAGCGAGTTTAGCGATCAGGATAAGGATAAGGCAGTGCACCTATGGCTAAACAGCCACAGAACGTGGTTAGAGGACATCTACCCTGTATCATTCGGTAGAAGCGTAGGCAAGATTGCTACAGATATGCTATTTGGTAAGAAGCCAAACCACAGCAAGCTAATTTCTAACCTGTTTATTGCAATGGCAGAAGATTGCCCTGATGACTATGGCCGCGATGAGCAATGGTGGTCAGAAGCACTAGAGATACACCTAGACACAATAGTTAATCTAGGCAACTTTGCAGACGACCTTAGAGACAGAATCTACCTATACCTAGAGCCAGCTATTGAGGACTATGTATGGGAGAGAGCCGCAAACCTAGTCGCTGAAGATGCGAGGGAACGCCATGAGTAATAAAGAAGAATGGGAAAGATTACGCGACCAATACCCACCACTAGAGATCGAGTTTGACAAGGAAGAACGCACAGCGTTTGATCGATGGGTTGAGGGAATGGGATATGATGGTATTATACAAATAACGGGGAAAGACAATGACAAAGACAAAACAAGCAGTTAAAGAGGTAAACAGAATGGCAGATATAGCGATTTTAAAATCAAAAGTTAAAGGTTATGTATCAGATGCAGTTAAGTGGCTAGACGGCGAGTTCTACGGCCACAAGCGCGGAAAGCTGATATTTGTTGCCGCCATTGTAATCATGGCATTAGTACAAGTTTCATAGTGTAAAACCCTAGAGTAGCAAGGCACCCTCCTGCCTGATTAGCCAGCTTGGTTCACTGGTGCTACGAAACGAACCATTACCTACAAGCATAACCAACATAATCAAATAACAGTAGAAGCCCCCTGAAACACTCTCTATAATCCCGCCTTAACCACCGAGCCATCCAATGAAAACCATCCTAATATTCGCAATTATTGCGCTAACTCTTATCGCCATTGATGATCTAGCAGGAAGAAGACCCGCAGATAGGCACGAAGAAACGAATTGATTGACTGTCAAACATACGTTATGATTCTAAGTCATAGAAACTAACGCCAGTGGCAAGGTACAGCTATGAACTTAGGTTTAAGTATGAGAGTATCAGAATGTGAGGAGAACGGTTGGTTCGATCTGTTGTCTAAGCTAGACGAGATAACGCAGAGCCTAATCGACAATCCAAGCGCAGGGCATCAAATCAAAACAGCACTAGTATTCTGGAAAGATGCAGTAGACTGTCGTGCTAAAGGTTTACCCCCTGAAGAAGATGATATAATAATCAAAAATCCAATAATGAACGTCAGAGAGGCGTTTGGGGCAGATATGTAATGTTAGAAATAAACTATAGGGGAACTGCGGATTTAATTCCGTATGTGAATAACTCTCGCACTCATAGCGAGCAACAGGTACAGCAGGTCGCATCTAGTATTAAGGAATTTGGGTTTACAAATCCTATTCTTATAGATGAAGATGATGGCATAATAGCAGGGCATGGTAGGCTACAAGCGGCACAATTATTAGGCTTAGATAAAGTTCCAACAATAACGCTAACTGGTTTATCAGAAGCACAGCGCAAAGCCTATGTTATAGCCGATAATAAATTGGCACTAAATGCAGACTGGGACTATGAAGCGTTAAAGCTGGAAATGCTAGATATAGCAGATGATATAGATTTAGCATTATTAGGCTTTGATGATGATGAATTAGCCGCTATCGTTGATGGCTTGGAAGAAGTTGAAGCCGAATTACAAGAAGAAGATTATAAAGAAATATTTAATATTATTGTTTCATGTAAAGATGAAAACCATCAGGAACGTGTTTATAACGAATTATTAGAAAAGGGGTATGAATGCCAAGTTCAAAGTTTGTAATAGAGACAAAAATACCATCAAGTTTCCGAGTAGAAAAAGTAAAAGGGCAATTTGATTATGATGCCTCGGTTATAAAGAAAGAATTTGACGTTAATATACCCATTGAAGATGAAAAATGGAATATTGGGTTAATAGTTGGAGCAAGCGGTTCAGGTAAAACAACTATAGCCAAAAATGTATTTAAAGACTTTGAATTATTTAAAGGTTTTGATTGGTCTGATAAAACTATTATTGATGACTTTGCAGATGGGCTATCACCAAAGCAAATAACAGAAGCATTATCAAAAGTTGGTTTTTCTAGCCCACCTGATTGGTTAAAGCCATTTGAAGTATTGTCCAATGGTCAAAAAATGCGGGCTGAATTAGCGCGATTAATATTGGAATCTGATAAACCTGTTATATATGACGAATTTACATCTGTTGTTGATCGTCAAGTTGCACAAATTGGTAGTTCTGCGATTCAAAAATTTATAAGGCGAGAGAATAAGCAGTTTATAGCTGTATCTTGCCATTATGATATTGAAGAATGGCTAGAACCAGATTGGGTATATGATGCAAATAAAAAGCAGTTTTATCGGAGGCGACTTAGGCGACCAGATATTGAAGTCGGAATTAGAAAAGCAAGCAACGCAGAATGGAACTTATTTAAAGAGTTTCATTATTTAAGTGCTGACCATAACAAATCAGCGCATAGATATATTGCAGAAATTGATGGTGAGCCAGTTGCATGGTGTAGCTTTTTGCATTTTCCACACGCAAAAGTGAAAAACTGCAAAAGAATACATAGAATAGTTGTGAAGCCTGATTATCAAGGCATAGGCATAGGTGGAAAGTTTATGTCAGTTTTAGCGAAAAATTACAAAACAGATGGATGTAGAATAAGACTTGTTACATCTGCGCCTAATTTTATACATGGACTGCAACAATCTAAAAACTGGCTTATGGTTAGAAAGCCGTCAAGAGTACAGCCAGTAGGCAAAAGCAGTGGATTCAGCAATAAAACTAAAGCAACATCTACTGAAAGATTAACGGCATCTTTTGAATATGTAGGATAAATATGAAGAATGGCAAACAAGGCGAAGGGGGCGGCAGACCACCAGTAGTGTTTACTGATCAACAGATCATAGAACTACAGGCACTATCTGCTGTACTTAACAAAAGCCAAGTAGCTGATTACTTTGGTATTACTGAGAAAACTCTTAGAGAAGTAGAGAAACGACAGCCAGAAGTAAATACCGCATATAAAAAGGGCAAAGTTAAGCAAATAGCCAGTATGGGTAGTAACCTAGTGCAACTAGCTAAAGCAGGTAATGTTTCAGCTAATATCTTTTACTTAAAAACGCAGGGCGGTTGGAAAGAAGAGCAATCAGAGCCTTTAGAAATACCACCATTAAATATCGTGTTAAGCAATGCTACTGACAATACCGCAGAGTGATATATTCAGTTCATCTGCACGATTTAGAACTGTTGTCGCAGGGCGTAGATTTGGAAAGACCTTTTTATCTACTATCGAGATACTTAGGGCGGCTATAGGCGGCAAGAATAGAAACGTATGGTATATCGCGCCCACATATGGCTCTGCAAAAGAAATAGCATGGAATATGCTTATACAGACTATTCCAGAAGAATACATAGCCAAGACTAATGAAACATCCTTAACCATTAAGCTAATTAACGGATCAACTATTGCGTTAAAGGGTGCAGAGAAGCCTAACAACTTGCGAGGCAGGGCGTTAGACTTTGTTGTTTTAGATGAGTTTGCAGATATGCGGCCTGAGACTTGGAGCGAGGTCATTAGACCATCCTTATCGGATAGGCAGGGTAGTTGCATATTCATTGGAACGCCTAAAGGCAGAAACCATTTTTACGATATATGGGCTGATGCGCTAACAGGTAAGGATAATTGGGAAAGTTTCCAGTATACGACTATTGATGGTGGTAACGTGCCGCCAGACGAAATAGAGCAAGCTAAAAACGACTTAGACATTAGAACTTTTAACCAAGAATACTGCGCTGAATTTGTTACTTACAGCGGTTTGATATATTATGCCTTTAGTAGGGAACTATCCGTTGTCAATGTAGACGATAATGGTGGTACACTACACATTGGTATGGACTTTAACATTGATCCTATGAGTGCTGTTGTATGCTTACGGCATGGGCAAGACTTACAGATTATTGATGAACTAGTTCTATATGGATCAAATACAGATGAGGTTGTTGCTGAGATAAAGGATCGTTATCCTAATCGCAGTATAATTATCTACCCTGATCCAGCATCAAGACAGCGCAAGACGAGTGCTGGTGGTCGGACTGATTTGTCGATCTTACAAAACGCAGGGTTTAGCGTTAAGGCGAAGAAAGCTCACCCGTTGATCAGGGATAGAATCAATGCGGTTAATAGTCGTTTGCTATCAGGTGATGGCGAGCGGCATTTGTTTGTTAGCCCCAAGTGCAAGCAAACCATTAAGAGTTTAGAGAGACAGACTTACAAAGAGGGTACGAGTATTCCAAACAAAGATGGCACTGATCATATGAATGATGCGTTAGGCTATCTGGTTGAATACCTGTTCCCAATAAGAACCGAATATAATACACCGCAACCTACTAGGTGGACTTGATGAGAGATATTGAATATACACACCCCGACTATGATGCTTATAAAGCCAGATGGGAGTTCTATCTGCGAAGCTATATGGGGGGCGATGATTATAAAGGTGGTAGCTATCTAACAAGCTATGTATCTGAGGGCAAGGAAGAATACGCAAGACGTATAGACCTAACCCCAATGGACAATCACTGTAAGAACATTGTTCACATCTATTCCAGTTTTCTATGGCGTGTACCGCCAACAAGAGCCTTTAACAGCCTTTCTAACAACGCCGCATTAGAACCATTTATAAAAGATGCTGACCTAGATGGTCGTAGCTTTGATGCGTTTATGAGACAGGCGCAGGTTTGGGCTAGTGTATATGGTCACGTATGGTTGATGATTGATAAGCCTCAGTCTAATGCCAGTACAAGAGCGGAAGAACTAGAGCAAGAGATTCGCCCTTACATGACGCTGATAACCCCAGAGAACGTATTTGACTGGAAGCATGAGCGCACCCCCAGTGGTAGATTTAAGCTGACATATCTAAAGGTTAGAGAATCTATTGACCGCGTCACAGATACAGAGACACAGATATATTGGCGTGTATGGCGTGAAGATACTATTGAGCAATGGCGTACTGTTAACGATACTGATGAACTACTAGAGACTATTGATAACGCACTAGGCAAGATACCTGCTGTATTCCTACCTGCTAATCGCTCTGTATTGAGAGGCATTGGTATATCAGATATATCAGATGTATCACATATGCAACGTGCTATCTATCAAGAACTATCAGAAGTAGAACAGTTAATTAGAATCAGTAACCACCCGACACTGGTTAAGACTTACGAGACAGATGCTAGTGCAGGAGCAGGAGCAGTTATTAACCTACCTGATGATATGGATGGCGCATTAAAGCCTTACCAGATGCAACCTAGTGGGGCTAACCTTGATGCTGTAAGAGCATCTATTGTGGATAAGGTAGAAGCTATAAACCGTATGTCACACATGGGTGCTGTACGAGGCACAGAAGCTATGACCCAATCAGGCGTAGCTATGCAGACAGAGTTCCAGATGCTTAACGCCAAGCTATCTGAGAAAGCTGATTTATTGGAGTTAGCAGAAGAACAAATCTTTGACCTGTTCTGCCAGTGGCAACAAGTAACGAATGACGTAGAGATATTCTACCCTGATGCGTTTGACCTGCGTGATTACGACAAAGAGTTATTGTTCTTGCAACAAATGAGAGCAACAGGCGTACAGTCAGAAACCTTATCGCAGGAAATAGATAAGAAGATAGCTGACTTATTACTTGATGATGAACACTTAGTTAAAGCCCATACAGAGATTGAATCTGGATCACAGCGCATTGGCAACTTTGACGAGACTGCTGTAGATGGCGGCTGATACCGATCACGCTGAATACTTAAATAGTCTGGCTAATAATCACCAAGCTAGACTTGCAAGTGCTTTAGTTGCTTTAGAGCGTAGAATAACTGACTACGTTGCAACTGCGCCTCTACAGGATGGTCAGCTGTTTGATCTTGAGTGGGCTGTAAACGCTAGACCAGAGTTACGCAATATACTTAGAGAAGAATACTTAGTCGAGGTTGATAACATTGTTAGAGATTATCGAGAAGTACACCAGCAAGCTATAGGTATGATTGGTCAGTATGGCGATGTTATAGACTTAGACAGCAATGTTATAAGCCAGCTACAAGGTTTATCGTTTCAGGGTTTTGCAGACATAGGTAATGAATACCTAGAGGTCATAGCAAGGCAAGTTTATGAAAGCACTTTAACAGGCACAACATTTGCCGCTAGTGTTGCCGCAGTACAGCAAGCAGTAGGTGGTGGCATGGCTAGATATGCTAAACAGCAGGTGCATGATTCTCTAATGCAGTTTGATGCTAGTGTTAATATATCGGTAGGTAAGGCATCTGGTGCTAAGAAGTGGAAATACTATGGTCGCATTGTAGAGGAATCTAGATCACATTGCCGAGAGCATAAAGGCAAGGTCTACACAGAAGATGAGATCAACGAAATATGGCAAGGCGATTGGGCGGGTAAGATAGACGGCAATCCCTTTGTCGTTAGAGGTGGCTATAATTGCGGTCATCACTGGCGACCAGTTTTTGACTAAGAGGTAAATAACATGCCAAGCGGAAAAGGTACATATGGATCAAAGGTCGGTAGACCTAAGAAAAAGAAACGCAAGACAAAGAAATAACTTGTGTTAAACTATTAATTCACCAACTACTCCTTGTGAGGTTCGTAACATGAGCGATGAAATCATGGAAACCGTAGAAGCTGAAACTGAGACAGCGGCAGTAGAAACTCAGACTAAGACGTTTACGCAGGATGAGCTAGACCGAATCGTTGCAGATCGTATTGCTAGAGAACAGCGCAAATTTGATAAGAAGCTAGGTGGCATCAACTTAGATGAAGCTAAAGAGCTACTGACTCAGAAAGAGCAAGCTGAAATTGAGCAACAGAAACAACGTGGCGAGTTTGATTCGATCCTAAAGCAAACAGTCGAAAAGAAAGACGAAGTAATCAACAGTTATAAAGCTAGACTGCAAGAGACGTTAATTGATGGACAGTTAACCAGTGCCGCTAGTCGTAATAACGCCGTTGATACAGCGCAAGTAACTGCTTTATTGAAAGGCAATACTCGACTAAATGAAGATGGGGCGGTCGAGATTGTGGATTCTAATGGAACACCGCGTTACAATGACAAAGGTGATCTGTTATCCGTTGATGAAATGGTTACAGAATTTTTAACTGTAAACCCACACTTTGTACGTGCCTCTCAAGGCGGTGCTGGTAGTATGGGTAGCGCAGGTGGCTCTACTCCGAAGCCTCAATCGGTGGAATGGATGGTCGAGAATTGGAATAGCGGTGGCAAAGAAGCCTACGCCGCTACGAAGAGAAAGACCTAATTATATTTTTTATTCTTTCTATTTATTGAGGTTATTATCATGGCTAATGAAACAACTAGTACAACTTTAGACGATCTGTTTGCAAATATTATTGCACAGGCTCGTTTCACTGCTGAAGAACAATCCCTAATGTTAGGTCTTGTAACTCAGTACAACATTGCTGGTCAAGCTGGCAAAACAATTCAGATTCCTAAGTACCCTGCAATTGCGGCGGCTGGCTTAACTGAAGGAACTGACATGGCTTCAACTGCTGTTAGCACTTCATCTGTATCTGTAACTGTTGGCGAAGTAGGCGCACAGGTTGTTCTTACTGACCTAGCGGCTATGGGCGCTGGCAACCCTGCTGATGAGTTAGGTACTGTTCTTGGTAACGC